TACACTCCAGCCGCCAAGCTGAAGGAGTGAAGGTTTACTGGCGTACCTGCATTGTCCTTGTCCAGCCGAAATGCTTTCGTAAGGTTGCCACCTCTGCCCCTGGCTGCGGCCTCGACTATGCATGCGTCACGGTCGACGAGGTATCCCGTTCCAATGCCGGCCACGGAGATGCCGAACCCGGACAGCGCATTACCATCGGCCGAGTCGTGAGCCCAGGATAAGATCTCGGTTTCCACCGACAGCCATTTGCTTCGCGCGGTATCCCAGTACATCAGAATGTTCCAGTTAGCCGCAGTATTGAACCACAGCGAACCCGTAGACGGCGAAGCTGGTGGCGTGGATCCAACTGAATAATGAGTGGAAGAGGTAGATAATCCACTGAGAAACCATTCTTCAGTTGGTGTCGAATCATTGGAGTAGTGTGCGGTTTCCCCGCGCACAAGCCACCCCCAATCACCACTGCCTGGTACCGGCTCGTGGGCAACAACCCTCAGTAGGCCTCCGCCACCAAATACTCTGATCGAGCTATTGAAAGCCCCATACGATTCTTCATGCGGACCTAGGAAGCCAAGCGTGCCAAGGCCGCCGGCAAGAATGCAGTATTGGGCTGGGGTTCCGTTGCATTTTATGAAGTAGCTTTGCTTTCTGCTGGTCGGATCGGGCAATGTCAATGTCTTGCCCTCATCCACTATGAACAATCGTCCACTTTCGGAATGCCTTAGAGTAGTAGTGCTGTTGTCAATGTGTATTACCATGGCCGGGCCTGGGCCATATCCAAGAAGATCCTGCTGAACGCGGCCAATTAAATGGAATTTTTCACCGCCAAGAAGCACTCCTATGATTACCCGGTCGCGACCGTTCTGCGGCAGCGTACCAACGGCTGGCACCACTGTTCCTCCGTAGGGTCTGGTCGAAGGCACATCAACGTACAGCACCTTGTCGCCGGTCATTGCCGCTTCGCCAGCCGCGGCCACCGTCATTACATTGGCATACCTGGGCGAACCTATTGTGAATTCACCCCATTTCACCTTGCCGGACTGTTGGTCGTACCACGGGAGTTGATCGTAGGAATCGGCCCTCAGAACCTGCTTGAGATCCGCGGCATTGGCATCAATCCAATTATCGAGGTCGGTGGCAAACTCGTCATCGAATTGGGGCATAAACGGATCGGTATATTCCGCCGGCGTCCTCAGTCCTGTTTTGGGCATTGTTGCCATATCGTCCTCCTAAAGTGCGTTGATGCGCATGTGCGGATGTAGCCAATCAAAATTGCTACCGCGGCGATGTCCTATTAGACATCTATCGGGCCGTTCCAAATAAGTAGACGACGCACCAAGTACGCCAGTTAGCCCAGTACTCGCAACCGGCCGCTGGGGAACTTCAAAATAAACGTAATCGCCATCCTCTACTGTGACCGAGAGCTCGTCCTCGAAAACTATTGTGCCGCCAGCAGGAGAGTTAACCGTCACTGGCCCAGCCTGGACCGTGAATTCTCCTCCGGAATAGGTCCAATATCCGCTTTGCGTCACCCACAAATTGGGATTTTCCATTGCGGCATAGATGCATTTGTCGAGCATGTCCATGCGACCGCCGGCGGCGTTCTCTATAGTCCACCAATCCTCGCCATTTTCTGGTGGGTATGGAATTTCGAGCCGGGTCGTTTTTAAAGGTGTATCCGACATTTCAAATCTCCTGTAGCGTTAATCTGAACGCCACCTCAGCCTCTCCATTTATATGACGCACAGGCGCCTTGAAATCCGTCCAGCGCCGCTCCTCGCCAGGCCTGACGACGCGCTCTCCATAAACTTCGCCATTGACACGGATCTGCATCAGCCACTCGTAGTCGACAGGCGTCGGCATAATGGTTGCAGCATCGTACGTGTCCAGCATCTCGCTGTACGACAGCATGTGCGGGATCAATAGCATCTCATCGAACATGCCCCACAGATCGGGATGGGCCACTTCCACTGGTGTTCCCACCGCTGGTTGCTTTGGTACTCTGGTCATATTTACTACCGGCCAATAAGGGCCGAGATTATTATCGATGTACATCCTGATGCGCTGTGCTATTGGTAAAGTCCAATCGAAGCAAATAGTGATCAGCGTCCATCCCCTATTCGGAGTCTCGAACACAAATGGAGTGAACAGCGCAGAGGCAGATCCGCCTCCTTCGTGATGTGTCACTTTTACGCGCCATTTATTGGGAGGCCCAACGACACCTTCCAGACTGATGTCGATTCCCTGAGGAACGCCGTCGACGCATTTGAATAATGTCGGGTTTATTCCCCACGAAGCAGCGTGCGATTCGGCATCGAAGTTCAGCCACATTTGAAAAGTGTAGTGGTCAAGCCAGGTCAGCGAACACCATTGCGGAGTATTCTCTCCCAGCATATAGGCCGTCGTGCTCCCAACTGGAATCTTTCTGCAGCGCGTCAGAACTGGTGAGTAATCTTCGTTATCAACTTCCATGTTGCCCTGGTTTTCCAGGTCGAAGGCTCCGTCGATCAAATTGCGCTCGAGCGCAGTTCCGATATTGTAATTAAAATGCCAGAGCGGAGTATGGTAGACGAGCAGACCGGGTTGGGCTTGGGCCTGGCCCATGACCTTGCCGATTGTATTCATGGTCGCCGCAACCAGATCCCAATTGGTGAGGTCCACGACTTGCTTGACTTCTGTGTAATCTCCTCCTGTGAGAATTGCCGACTCGAGTACTCCGTCGCCGCCCAATACGAACACGTGCTGGCCATCTGGCGCAACGAACCCATTTGGGATCGTGCGTCCCTGGCCCTCACCACGCAGTCTGTCAAGCCAAGTCGTTTTCATTAGGTTACCCTGTAAACCTCTATTGCATCGAAGGCTCCGCGCCTATTCAGCGATTCCGCAACCTGAAATGCGAAGCCGGCGTACCCACCCCACAATGGAGGCGAGCTCGTCAGGATCTGAAGCACGTCGTCCACCACGCCTCCCGAAGGAAAACCCGGGATGTTCTGCCAATCCGGTCCTCCAGGCGTGCCAATTGGATGCGTGGTCAGGTTGTTCTCGTAGCACTTGAGAAGAACGTCGCCGTTGGGCTCAACGATGGCATCCAATCTCAGGTGATGCCACAGGCCATCACCCATGGCATATTGGCTCGAAGACCTGGCCAGGATCGTTACGTTCTCCGCATCGGCAACCAGGCCGCTCACCAACTGTGCCTTCGCGAGCACGATCTCATACGGATCGGCGTCGGAAAGACCGAGAATGTAGCAGTAATCGTTGGCCGAAACTGGAGCTCCCTGGGCACAGAAGAACAGCATGGGACTCATGCCGGTATTGTTCGGCGAGGAAACCCGTTTCACGCAACCACGGATCGATCCTCCGCCGTCAGGATCGGAAAGTAATGAACCCGTGGGCGTGAAGCCGGCGAGGTCAACGTACTTTCCGTGCGCGCCAGTGACCGTGCCGTCCAGCGAATTATAGCCGAAGACAAAGTCATTGGTGATTGCCGAAGGTGGCCGGTCTATGCCGTTGGTCACTCCTCGGGCCAGGCTCGCTTCGTTCAATGCACCGCCTATATCTTTCCAATCAAGTTGACCCATATGATCCTCCTATGCCGGGAACGGCTCGTCGGGCCAGTTCGCAGCGTCGAACATCTCTATTGATTTAATTCCCAAGTCGAACATCGCCGGCGTAATTGAAAGCGCGGACAGATCGTCGGCCCATTGTGCCGATGGTGATACCCAGCCTTGCAATGTGAAACGCTCGAGCAATGTAGGATCGGGAACGGCAGTATCGAATACCGCCCCTACCATGCTGTACTCAATGGGAATTATTCCGAGCACTGAATCCACGGTTATGAAAAATTCCATGTATGACCAGGAGTCCATCAGTACTCGGTCGTCAGGATCAATGCCTGACGGTGGCGAAGGGTAAGACCAAACAGGTATTCCAACGCCGGTATAATTGCCACCCGGACTGAACGATGAAAGTCCAAGCGGTTCTCTGAGATCGGTTGTAGCCTCTGATTCCAGCACCGCGAAAGCAACCCACAGCGCACTGAAGGTTGCGCCATCCCACCCGAAGGTCAATCCCTGTTCGCCGTTCTTTTGCCAATAACCAAAAGTCAAGCCAGCCGCGACCGGGATATGCGTTGAAAGCTCGGCATTCAAATCGCTGACCAACGAAGCGATGTCGGCATATTCCAGGGTGGGTAAGGAAAAGAAAACAGCGCCAAAAAGATCCGAAGTTAGAACCAGTTTGTTTTTATTCGGAGCGATCTCCAGGGGAAAGTTGATGGCCGTGCCGCTCAACTTCGCGCCTGGTGCCGTTACGGGAATCCAAGTCTGTCCGCCGGCGGTCGAGAGTGGATCGTTACCCCATGCCTCGTCGAACGATTCAACGCACAGCGGATCATCGTTGGTAGCGTACAGGTAATCGTACCAGCCATCGAAGCCAGTGGGCCCAGAGTATGGGCCGAGGACGTCATTGCACGGAGCGATTAGATTGTACGAATCCAACCACGGAGCGCCGCTCCAGGTCATTGCATCCCAGGTGCGACCCCAAATGGCGAAGATCTCCATCGTACTCTCGAAGTTGGGTATGCCTGCGTTGAATACTCCGGCCGATATTTCGGCGTCTTCGAGATTGAAAACCGCACCCTGGTTCTCGCCGGCCTCGGATTCTACCCATGTGATTGGCGAGTAATTCGTTAAGATGAAGTTCTTGTTGATGTCAACTTGCCAGGCCATTCGCCCAACGTCGTCTTCAGTGAATCCCGTTGCCGCCAACCGTGCTGTTTCATCGGCGTATTCCCATGAATACCCAACGAGCCAGCCACCCTCGAAACCTTCGCGGCCATATCTGTATGGCGCGAGATCCTGGCGGTATGCGCTGAAATCAGCCCAGCCTCCCTGCGATTGAAATGAATTCCATGTCCACTTGTCCGCTTCACCGGGCCGGCCGCCGGGATCTGCCACCTCAAAAGACGGGTTATCAAATACCGTTTCGTCGTCGGTGTCGAACGCATTCAACAGATCGGTGTCAGTTACCTGTTCAATGAAAGTTACTCCGCCAAACCACAGACCTTCAAAGGTTTCGCGCGCCGAAGTGTCACCAGATCCTATGGATGAGTACCAGCCTCCAGTGAAACACACGACGCAATCGTCTGCGGTCGCTACCGTTATTCCATCGACAACGATTCTCAACTGCTGGCGCGGCAGTATCAGTTCTTCCGTCGGAACAGGTGGTGAACCGCTCCAGGCGAAGCCAATGCTGACCATGCGGCCGTCGTAGTCCTCAGCCTTTAATGGGGCTACGAGTGTCAACCAATCCGGAGCAGACCAATCCCAATACCGCAAGACGAGCTCTCCGCCATTGTCC